CGCATTTTATATATCTTTGAATGATTTTAATCAAAAAAATAGATTAGTTATACCATTTTTAGATACATCTGGTAAAATTATTCATTATCAAACCAGAAAGCTTGTCAAATGGGATGAAAAACCGAATTATTTATCGAAAATCAACTCTGATAAATCAATTTTTGGGATAGATAGAGTCAATCCAGAACTAGATGATATTTTTATATTTGAAGGGCCGCTGGATGCTTGCTTTGTGCAAAATGGCGTGGCTGTAGCGGGTATCAACGAAGGGAGACACCGATTTACTTCAATTCAATTGGAACAATTAGAAGAATTGAAGCTTTATAATAAAATATGGGTATTGGATAATCAATGGATTGATAAAACAGCCAAAGAAAAAACCAAATCCTTGTTAGAAATGGGAGAATGTGTGTTTATTTGGCCTGAAAAGTTTAAGACATTCAAAGATTTCAATGAATTATGTATTCATTGTGGTCTTGATGAGATAAAACACAATTTTATCAAAAAAAATAGCACCTGTGGTAAAGGTGCTATTTTAAAGTTTAACGTTTTGTTTAAAAATTTATGAAGGATTTGATCTAATATATTCGATAACTAGAGGTTCTACTTCATATGGATCATATTGTATATTATTTTCATCTAATGTATCAAATATGTTTTTTATATGAGCTACAAGTGAACGTCCATTATAATCTGATGATTGAAGTTGATCTAATGCAGAACTTATATTAGAATTTACAATTTCCTGTACAGACATTGAAGCAGCATTGTTCTCCATATATAACTTAGCAATCGATTCTTGATCTTTCTTTTTCATAAAGTTGTATTATTATTATTATTTAGTTAAAGTGTTGAAGTTTTCTAAAACTTCAAGGATATCTTTCCCATTATTGGTGAAAATGATTGTTTTGAAGTTGTAACCAGTATTAATGGCGGCATCTCTCTTGGCTTTATTCAATTCTAACATATTTTCGTAGGTATATTTACATTTCACTTCAACCAGTAGATTTTTAGACTTAATATACATGTCTGGAAAATACATTTTATTCTTTCCTTGAAACTTATATCTAATTTTTGGGACTTTTCGACCCGATTGAATTTCTTCAACTGGTATCCCATCGTTCTCTATTAGATATTTTATCCCCTGAGGTTCATAACCTTGTAGATGACTAAATCTTCTACCATGTATATCAACTGCTTTAAATTTATATCTATTAATGTTTGAGTTTTCATTAATTTTCGGATGTTGCATCGGATTATCAACTCCATACTTTTTTTGGTATGATTCTTTTTTGCGTTCATACGTTGTGAGTAGATTAGCAGATTCCGTTAATGTTCTGAGATTGACACCATGTTTAATAAATTTTACTCTTAAGCCAGCTGGTGAAATATCATACTTATTGCCAATTTTTTCTAGAACTTCTCCATTTTCATACATTTTAATAGCATTTTCTAGGTCTTTTGAATCTATAAGTCTCCGAGTTGTTCCTTTAACTTTTCCATCTTCAGTTTGTCTACTTTCTTCGGCACTTCTTAAAGGTATATTATTCCTTTTTAAAAATCTTCTGATCGTGTTGAATGAACAACCAACCTTTTTACGAATAGTTTGAATGGTTAATTGATCTTGAATATACATTTTTAATATTTCATCTTCTATACCTTCTAATTCTGGACTAGTTGATGGTCTGGTATCGAATCCATTCTTTTTGATAATATTCTGAATAGGTTTTCTATCACATTTATAAAATTTAGATAATTGTAATACTGAAATCTTATCATTTAGATGTAGATTGAGTATCTCTTCTTCTTTTCCTTGTAGTTTTAATAATTTAGATTTCCAGATTACGTCATATTTTAATCTCATATTACTATTTAGTGCCAAATACAAAAAATCCAGTAAGAAATTACTGGATTTTTTGTATTTATTTAGTTTAGATTAACCGAAATAGGACATTCCCATCTGTAACAGACTTAAACTGAATGCTATAGGGAAAAGGACATATTTATATTTCGGATTTTTCGTCTGTGCCATAAATCCAAGGAATGCTTGTTCCAATGATGCCAAATCAGAAGCGACTCTGGATATTTTTGTCTGCTGTGATTGCTTCATTTTATCAAAAATGGTATCTGCTTCAGCATTTGCAAGTCTAGACTGCATACTTGTACTATCTTCACTATTGAGAATTTTCAAAAATGCTTGTATCTCATTGAGCCAACCTTGCAATTCATTAACAATTTCTTGGTTTCTTCTAGAAAGAGCGTCATCTATTTCGGTCTGCGCTTGTTTCATACCATCAATATTTGCATCAAATTCAGCTGGATTTGTACCATCATCCAAAGAAGCTTCCATAGCATCTCGTTCCAATGAAAGATCTTCATCAGCTTCCAACATCATCTTGAATCTTTTAGCGTATAAATTGCTCATATTTATATTTAGTGTTTATTTGATAAATAATAATATGCGAAGCAAAGATTCTCCATATTCTACAGGTTTTTTATCAGCAAATATCAATTTTGATTTTGATAATGTTGAAAATTTCAAAAAACTTAAAAAAGAAGAGAAAGAAAACCACAATTCTCAAAAATCATTACCATATGAAATGCATGATTTACCTATATGCTTCGGAAACATAGTTGAAAATGCTATAAAAGCTTCAAAAATCATAGAGCCATTGTTAGAATCTAATAATATCAAAGATAAAAAGGAATTAGCTAAATTAAAAGAAAATATGGATAAATTAGTCATGTATCTTTTTAGAAATGTAGATAACATTCTTGACAAACAAAGCATAGGTGGTAAAATGGATGTTGATGATGAGTAATATTAAAATTTATTTGTTTCCTAGTATCGTAGGAATACTGTTTTCGCTTGCATTTTCATATGGTTTGAGTTTTTCATCAATACCATTTCAAAGTTCATTTTTTATTCTATTTTCTTTGATATTTTTACTTATAGGAATTCATGCTATTGTAGCTAATAATAAACCTATTGAAAATAATGATAAATTTGATCAAGATAATCAACGTTTGTTTGATTTGATATATGAAAAGGATGAAGTTATCAAAGAATATGAAACATTTTTAGATGAACAGGTTGTAAGCATAACTTGCAGCTGCAATGGTGAATTATTTAACGGAATTTTACTTCCAAATTCTGAAAATTTAACAGAATGCAAACATTGTAAAGAAAAATACAAAATTTTTGTAAGTTACGATAGTATATTAGTCTCACAACCATCGGATAACAATACAATTTTTGAAAATTTGATTAATAAAAAACTAGATTAATATCATAGCATGAACAAAATAACAATCGAAAGAAAAAATGCTGTGGTTGAGGAAATGAGTAGCGTTTCCTTTGCAAGATGGGCTTGTTTAGTGGAAGCACTAAACTTTATTCAAGAAAAAGCAGAACAATTAAACTTAAATGTTGATAATTTTTTAAAGCCTGTTGCAATTGACCATTATATTGAAGAACGCTATCCAGCAATGCTTCATGATGTAGATACTGAAATCAATTTGGGTATTTTGTCCTGAAGAGTATTATCAGGACTCATGATAACCATGGTTGGGTTTGTAAGTTTATCTAATTCTTTCTTTAAAACAATACTTTCCTGTTCTATAGAATCAATATCTTCTTTAGATATAGCATTACTGAAGTGATTTTTTAATTCTGTAGTGTCTAAATCAAGCTCTGTAAACCCAATCATATAATTTCTAAAGCGATCCTTTAAATCGTTAACATACGGAACCCCAGCAGGTCTTCCAAATCTATGAAGCCATTTTAAAAATGGTAAACAAAGTGTTTTTTTACCATTTTTTCTATATTTTTCATGGATATAGCCTTCTTCACCCCCAAATCCACGAAATTCTTTGTTAAAACCCAACCAAGCGGATTTTCTACATGAAAATAATCCCATTCCTTGAGCTGGAATTTCAAATGGTATTGAGTTTATGTCCTTTCCTCTATCATCAGTAGCCCAAGTTCCCCACATATGACCGCTCCATTTCAAATCAAAATGTGTTGATATGTTTAATAGATCATCATAAATGAGTGGGCCTTGTAATAAATTGTTATCATCAAGACCAGCATCATAAAAATCTATTAATTTTTTTAAACACCCTGGTTCTAACATAACATGGCTATCAATACACATTACATATGGTGTATCAGCTACTTCAAAAACTTTATTTTTCACAGTTGTTGATTTAAATTTAATAAACGGAAAATATTGAATTGGTTCTTTTACCCAATCAGTTAATTCTCTGATTGGTTTTGCATGATTACCAGATGGATTGTTATCAATTATTACAAATTCAATATCATCCAACACTTCCTTGTGAAACATTCTAATTGATTGAATTGTAAAATACACACCATCATAATCATCATAGGTTGCCATTCCAATCGTCAATTTTCTCATATTGACATATTTATTAATAACCTAATTTATTGCAATCTGGTTCGCATTTTAATATTGGAGATAGCGTAGTTGTTGTCGTAGTTGTAGAAGTTGTTGTCGTAGTTGTAGAAGTTGTTGTTAAAACAACATCAGATGATAATGGATATACTGGATCGACTAAAATTATAGTTCTGGGAGAATTTGTAGAAATTATAGATTCTAAAGATGCTGGAATTGAAGGTTCAATAATTGGTGGGGGTTGGGAGGTATGAACTGCGTATGGTGAAGATGTGGTAGTTGTAGTAGTGGTGGTAGTTGT